AGCATGTCCGGTACCACCGGTTCCGCCAGCACCGCCTGTGTTGCCAGCGCCACCTGCACCACCACCTCCACCATGGGCACCGCCAGCGCCGTGATCGCCATGACCATGACCACCAGCACCACCATGACCACCATGGCCATTACCACCAGCAGCACCGGTGGATCCTGTGGATCCTGTGGATCCCGTCGATCCCGATGATCCTGTCGCACCGGTGGTACCTGTGGCACCTGTAATAGATGAATTGTTTTCAATATAAATCCAAGAACCTTCTCGCCATGCGGTTCCTGTTCTAAAAGCAGGTGTTCCTGGATCAGAGGAACCAATACCAGCACTAACAAAGCATAGAACGTTTACTGGAAATGGCGCATTAGCTACAGTTGACAAGTCAACATTGTTTGTTGAGCCAACGGTTACAATTTTAGTAGGTCTTACGACTGGTGCTAGAAACATCTATTATCTCACATCTGGTAGATATGAACCATATAGATTGGTTCCGTCAGAAACGAACGAGAACATATCTCTACGGTTTGCTGTGGTTGTAAGAGTTGGAGCAACTCCTGCGGGCCACTTGAATACGGAATCCCAAGAGAGACTTCTATTTCCTGAACCATCTTGTACCACATGTAGTATATATGTGCCAATCTTTAGGTTAGTTGGTGCCGCCATTGCTCTATTGCCACCGAGTGTAACGGTAGCGACCGATCCTTGAGAAACGTCCCAATAAATGGTGCCACCATCGGTTAGCGTCTGGTTTGCAATATGAGCATTGATGGTTACTGTACCTGTAAATGTTGGACTAATCTTTGGCGCATATGTGGTTGCTGAGTAAGTATTGCCAGAAAATCCAACAAGATTGGTATAATAGATTGAGTAGTTATTACCTGATACACCGACATAATTGGTATAGTTGTTACCAGATGTACCAACTGATCTTGTGTAGTTATTGCCAGCAGTTCCTACTGTGTTAGCCCATGCATTTCCTGCCGCGGCAACACCATTGGTCCATGAGTTTCCTGATGCCTTTACGATATCGATCCAAGCATTTACGGAAGCTACAATGTTATTGGTGTAAGCATTAGCGGATGCAACTGATGTGGCAGCATTACTATTAGCTGCTGCAGTATAGGTGAGTGCGGCATTGTGAATAGTATTAGCTGTGAAGGCAGAAGCAATGTTTGATGTAGAAACGTCATTGATAGAGGTTGATGTAATGATGTTTACATAAAGGTTACTTGTTCTGGATGCGAATGATGGAATAGATACTGTATTCGCATTTGAGGTGTTACAATAAACTAGCTTATCGTTTAGAACAACGACCAGAGAGTTGGTAACCGTTCTCCAATAATCAAATGTATCTGTGAGTGCGACGTTTGCTAATGCCATCTTATCTTCCTGCTAGTCCTTTAAGTAGGTCTTTGATTTCTCGGATGTCGTCTTTAACAGACTGCATATCCTCATTCATTTGATCAACCATCTGCTCTCGGCGCTTCTTATTCTTGTAAGCAGCTAGAGCCTGATTATCAGTATTTATGAGGATTCCTTCACGCACCTTATAGATACCTGGAACCTCTGTTTTACCAGAACTCATGGGGTCTCCTGCACATAATCTTCGGTAATGTATCCCTTTCTAAGCCAGAAAGGATTACGTGATATTCTTCTCATGTTGCAGATATCAGAAACACGGTATTCGTCAATCTCTCTATTGATCGATAGAAAATGTTTCGTGTTTGCTTCAATCTTTTCCATATATTCTTTGGCGTCTTTCTCACCATAAGTTGTGATACCATCGAAGTTGACTACTAGATCAAACTTACCATCAAACTCTTTTGGCGAGATAAACTTGACATTCTCGACGCCGTTTGTCTCAAAGAAATACTTTGCTGATACTGCTACGGTAGGTAGATCGACATATGTAATGTTCTCAAAACCTAGCTTCTTTAGCCAGTAAGCAAGATATCCAACACCGCCGCCAATATCACAAATCTTAATGTCTGGTCGATTCCAGTAGGCTTGCTTGATCTGAATAGCAATACCAAGAGCCATAATGTCACGATCAGAATACAAACCATGCTTCTTAGTAAGAATACCAAAGTGATTGCCCTGATACATTGGAGCAGACAAATCACACTCAAATGAACTTTCTAGCAAACCAATGTAGTCATCAGGATCAATAGTGTAGAACTTTAGAAAGTCATTCTTAGTCTGGTATTCTTCTGGAGAGAACGCAGGAATAACTGCATTAGCTTCCATAAGAGTGATAAACTTGTCATAGATAGCGAAGCCAGTGTTAGTCTGGATATCATCAATGTTTCGTATTAGTCTATCGTAAAAGTATTTGCCCTGCGCTGTACCATGACAAAGTGGATTAGTGAACATATACTTTAGATAGAACTTTAGCTGGTCGATCTTACGTTCGGTTAGCATTTCAGCAAACTCGGCATGAGTAGCAAGAATACCATCCCACTCCATACCGCCAGCGTTTAGTTTTTCTTCTTCCGCTCTTTGGATATAGTAATCGCAAAGTTCGTTTATGAATGAATCGGAAACTCCTTCTGGAGCAGTACCCCAACCAAATTCACATGCACCTTCAACTGGTGGATGATTGATCATCAGAAACCCAGTAAACAAGTTACTGGGCAATCTGACGGGCCAACTCATTAGTTTCAATTCTTTAGTCATAATATACTCCTCAATTCATTAGATTTGAAGGGCGATGGCTCTCAAATCTGCTACTCTTGGAACAACTGCTGAATTGTCAGCTGTCAAGACAATCTTAATTGCGTAGTATTTATAACCCGTGAATGTAGTACCATTTGCGGTGTATTGAACTTCTCCGTTTGGTCCTGTCATTCTTGTTGGATGGAAACCGTATGAGTATTCCTTAAAGTCATATCTATTTCCTAGTGAGGAATAGTTAAGATCACCATCGCTCTGCTTGACTAGTTCGATCCAATTCTTCTGTGCAAGAGCCTGACCATCGTTAGGATTAAGGATCTTGACGAATACCTTAACGTCTGTGTTTGGTGGTCTATATGCGCTTACGAAGATTTGGATATCTTCTGCATCCTGACCGTCGGCTAGTGCGACTGCCTGTGAGATATACTTGTTGATAGCATATCCGCCAGATGGTGCAGATGTGATAGTCACATTGCTAGAGTTAGCATCAACGCCTTCCATATAAGAGTTAGATGAAATCAGATTATTCACAAAGATAGAATGTGAAGAATTGATATCAAATAGTGGTGACACGTAGGAAGAGGTGCTTTCTAGTGTTACACGGATCTTATTTGAGTGGTCGCTGTTTAGGCTCTTTATCTCATTAGTCTTAGAGTAAATGACCTTTTCTTCTGGGAAGTAATGTGTCTCAGAAGGAATGACTGTCTCATATCCAGATACTGTTGTTGAACCATTTGCGTATGTCTGCATATCGTAACGGAATGCAGTCTTAACGAAGTCAAGGACGTTTGGTTCAAAGCTAATTGCAGAATACTTATAGTCATTGATTGACTTAATCTCTGCTCTATAGTTATAGCCAGCGTCACGAACAGACTGGATAACAGTGTTCTGGACGAATCCACCAGTTGATGTAGTGAACTCAGCATAGATGTTAGCTGATGATTCATCATAGTAACTTAGCTGTGCATGGCTGTTTGCTACTGCTGTAACAATACCAGTAATGCCCTTATATCCGCCTGATGTGTCGAATACGTTGATCTTTTCGCCAACAACATAGCGAGTGTTTGAAACAGCGTAGTCATTACCACCAACTAGACTTACAACATTACCAGAAGCAGCACCACCAGAGGTGTTACCGATTACTCGGTCACCGATAGCAATGACGTTACCACCAGAAGTGTTAGCACCTGTGATTGTTAGAGTATCACCAGTTACGAAGTGGTCACCAATTCTTCCTGTTAGGGATGAACTTACATTAGATAGGAAGAACTTTTCAACTGGCTGCTGACCAATGATTAGTGTAGCTGTACCAGTCTGGAAGTTTGCACGATATACATTGATAGCTAGATCAACGTCAGCAACCTCGTACCACTGCTTATTGTTAGTAGTCTGGAAGAACTTACCCATTCTCTGACGCTGGTTGACAACCTCGCCAGTATTGATATCTGTCTCGCCAAGGCGTGAAATCCATAGTGAGGTATCAGGATCGATTGTCATTCCGCCAGGTGCGTAAGAGTGAACCACGAACGCATATGGCTTATTGTTGAATAGGAATAGAGGTGCATCAAACTTGATGTTTAATGGATTGTCTATACCATTGGTTGATTCAAGAATGTCCTCGTTTTCGATACGAACAACAGATCCTGGCATCTGAACGTCGGTGACGTTACCAGCAGAATCCATTTCACGAATTTCGAACCATAGAGGACGAGTCTGAGACTTTCTCTGAACGAAAACGTCGAATGATGTTACGAAGATACCTTCTTCATCTGCTGGAACCTGGACTAGAACAGTATAGGCAACGCAACAGTTGTGAACTACATAACCTTCAACAATGTAGGTCATGTTGCCGTCTAGTGTTAGATCGTGGACAACATAGCTTGGATCAAAGTCATGAACTTCGGCGTTCATGTTACCGTATGGAACGAAGGTCTCAACAACCTTGCCATCGACAACAGAAACCATCTTTAGTTCGTCGCCTAGATCGATGCTCTTTTCTTTGTTCTCGCCGATTAGGAATACGTCATTCTTAGTATTCTTGTCATTGATAACGTGCTGTGGATCCCAGGTCTTCCAACCATTCTTGGTTAGGAACAAGTGATCGTTTGTTGAATACCAGTCACCGCCATTGAAGTTGACCATCTTACGACCGCCAGTAGCAATTGACTTGTTCTTTTCAACAGTATTGATAGCACCGTTATCACCGATGACCTTATCACCAGGAACAACATCCTTGATAGCCTTCCATGTGAAGTCGGCCATAAGAACTCTTGCATTTGGTGAGAAGCAGCAGTGTCCCTTTGGAGGAACATCTGGTGACCATGTATTTGGTAGAACTAGCTGTGCTTCTGACTGATAGGACTCTGATGTGCCTTCGCCAGTTTTCTTGTAGCCAGATGTTGAGTAAACAGTTCTCTGTAGAGTCTGCTTAGTACCATCGGCAAAGAAGTAACCAGAGGCGATTGTTGATGCATCTAGTGAGGCATCTAGTGTCTCTGGATTTAGCTGCTCTGAATCGAGAACGATTAGCTTACGGTCGCCAGTCTTGAACTTAGGACCGTCCTTAGCAATCTTTAGAATGAAGTATAGATTACCATCTGTGTCAACGATTAGATCAGCGCCTTCTGCTGCAACCTGACCCAATGGTAGTGGGCTTCTGGCTAGAGCAAGTGGGAACTGGCTAGCTGTTAGTGGTGTACAGTATTCTGAAACATTAACACCATCAAAGAAGGCATGCATCTTTGAGAATGGCTTTAGACCCTGAATCTGAACCACAATTTCCTGTGGACGAATGTAAGGAATCTTGTCGCTTGAAATTAGCTTATTGCCACCTGCTGCAGTATCAACGGATTCGTTAGCGAACCAGTTTGTACCTAGACGGGTGTTGTTATAAATTGTTTCGAGTGTAGCTGTTGTACCACGAGCGGTGTATCTTGCAACCCAGTCGTTATATGCTGCGTCGGAACCAAACTTGTGGAATCCTTCGGTGACATACTTTGGCTGTGTTGTCCAGGTAGCAGCAACGGCTCTTGCCTGTGCTTCTGAATCGAAACGACCAACGAATGCCTTAGATGTGCCTTCACCACGGTATAGGTTATAACCGATGATGTTAGCCTTCCATGGCTCCCAAGTTGTGTTCAAGAAACTCTTTTTAACTTGAGCAGCAACGTCGGCTTCTGAACTTGTAGTAATTGAGATTAGGCTGTTATCAGTCTTGATTGTAACAGTTTCGTCGTCAGCAAATGATGTGTCAACCCAAACGTCCTGATTTGGGAAGAGTGTCATCTGACCCTGGAAGTAGTATGTTCCACGCTCTAGGTTACGTGTATTTGTGACACGTGGCTGCTGGAAGAACATTTCCTGGGTGTAATCGAATGTTACCTTGCCAGCATTGACAGCAATACCATTACCAGAAACATACTCATAACCGAATGAATCGGTAGAGAACATTGGACGGATTGCTAGTTCTGTTGGATCGAAAACAATACGGAAGTCAGGATCAATACCCTTAGCAGATAGTGAACCGTCCTTGAATGTGTCGATAAAGTAACCATTCTTGAAGCGGTCGTTACCATTAGCGTCAAGGATCTTGAAGCTGAGAGCATCCTTTTCTAGTAGTGTTAGAGCAGTATAATACTCAAGGTTCTGAATACGCTTCTCTAGTAGACCGATATCACGCATGGTATAACCACGAATAGATACCTTCTTCTGTCCACATGCTAGGTCACGACGATTTAGAACGTTACCATAAGCTGGTGAAATTGATGGATATGGTGCAATGTCAAGAACAGCAACCATCATCTGTGTGTCAAGACAATCTGGCATGACAGGAGAAGAAGATGGAATACCAGGTGTTACAGAGATTACACCATCCTTATTGATTGTTACAATATCCTTACGACCGATATAATATGAATAGTCGAATGTTAGTGGCTCGAAAGGAACAGGGAACTTCATACCTGCGCCAGTATAGACGTAGGTTGTGGAGTTGTTAGATGGATTAGTTGGTGCCGAAGCAATAGTAGTTGTAACAGGTGATGCGGTAACTGTCTTGACTGGTCTAAAGTCAAGATGGTTTCTTAGATCATACTGATACTGAGTTGTTGGTGATGTAAAGATTGGAACATTTTCAGTTCTAATCGTTGTGCTGGTTGCTAGAGCATCGTCATCCTGAATTGGATATGAGTCAATAGAGAAATATGCACCAGAACCAGAATAGTTTGGAACAAAGTAATCTAGTTCAACTAGAAGATAATCGGTGCCACCAAGAGAAATACCGTTTCTTGAAATAGTTGCTAGATCGTAGTTTGTATCGGTCTGACCGTTGTTAAGAATGAAATACTGAGTAACGTCTGTACCATCGGAAGTTGTTGTTGGTGCAGATCCAGTTTTCTTGATAACCTTAGAAACACGATAGACATCAGAGAAACCTAGGCAGAATGGACCAGTTGTGCCAGCAGTGGCACAGCTAATCTTAACATATACGCCAGCAGTTAGTGTCTTAGCTGCCTGAACGCAGTTTGTCTTAGCAACCTTATAGGTGACGGTTGTTCCGATTGTTGATGGGAATGATTCCTTTAGATCAATAGTGAACTGTGTGTTACTTGTAGCTGTAATGGTTCTCTTACCACCAGCATTAACACCCTTACCAGTTAGATTGATAATGTCACCGTTCTTATATGCCTTAAAGATTGCTGCGCCAGATAGACCAGAGACAGTATTGGAAACTGTCATTGATGTATTGGAAGCAATAGCGGTAACGTACCAGGTTCCTGACTGACCAGCGAACTCAACCTTATCACCTACGTTTAGATAGTTAAAGTAAGTACCGACACCAGTGATGGTTGAGCCAGAACCAGAAACAGTTGCTCCTGACCATAGAGGACCGATATTGAATGTCTGATTAAGAGCAACAATAAAGTCCTGAGAAACGTCGGTATCACCTACAACTGAACTGACAGTGTAAGGAATAATTTCATTGGTTGAACCAGAATGGGTTACTGTGATTGTACCACCAGTACCGAAGTTTAGTGTAGATGATACACCCTGGGTCTGGTTGAAATAGTATGTGGTTGCACCCTGACCGTTGACGTCCTTAGTAGACTTAACGTAGTTTGCACCAGTGTAATAAAGTAGTGTAGACAGACCAACAGCCTGTAGTGAGGTATTTGATGTGGTGTTATTAGCACCAACAATGTCACCGCCTGGATCAGATACAGAAGCAACATCGTAGTAAACGCTTCGAACGTTAGAGAATGTATTGCTTCCTGTCATCTTAATATCAGAAAGGAATACACCATAGATAGCGTCATAACCTGGAGTACCAGATACATACTGGACTTCGTTTACGATAGCATTACCGATATTATTACCAGTCTGTGCGCCAGTTGACCACTTACCGCCAGTTACAACACCGCTATTTGTGACACGGCGCTGAACAGTGTCATATAGATTGATGCGGTTGCCCTTGTCAAGTTCCCATGTACCAACCATTTCATTAACCAATAGATACTGGCCCTGGGTGGTAGAAGCAATCTGGGATGATACGTTTCTAAAGTCTCTTGGCTTATCAATAACAACCTCGAACTTATCGCCGTTGGTAACTGGATAGCCCTTGACATAACCGTGACCAGAATCGATACCAACAACTAGCTTAGTGTTATCGCCATCAGTGAAACGACCATAGTTTGGAACAGATCCTGTAATCTTGTCATGTTCCTGAATTGTGACGTTATAACCTCTAATGAGATAGTCGCCAGACTCCTCATATGTGCGACGAGCCATTGAGTCGCCAAGAATGTTATACTGAGTCTTTTCGTTTGAAATGTCAATAACACCATCCTTAACAGTGAATAGTGTGACGAAGTTTGGAGCAGCGATTGGATCGTCAATTGCTCTAACAGATAGAGAAGCGGTTAGCTTTAGACGATCTGCACCAGGTGCGGAATAGTTAGATGATTCCAATGCAGGATCAAGCAATGATGTATCCTGCGAAGCATTGATGATATCTTCGGTGATATAGAAGCCAACCTTACAAGTTGGGCTTGCATTATAACGATCAAGAATTGTCTGCTGTTCGCAGAAGCTGATGAAATGATCTTTAGCGAATACAACACCATCATCGATGCTAAACCATGAAGAATAACCAGTGGCAGCTGTAGAAACGGCTACGGCGGATAGTCCATTAGCGGTTGTTAGTGTTTCACCGTCAACGAATGTGCGAACAGAGGAGTCAGCTTCGGAAGCATTAAGGAAAGTGGAAGTATAAAGAGTTTTAGTATTGGCAGCTGTACCATCGGTATCAAGGACAGTCTCGATTTTAGCTGAAATGCCTGAAATAGAACCTGTTACAACTTCACCAACAAAGTCCTGAACATTTACTGTGTCACCAGAACCATTAGTGTTATTGATCTTGATGTAGGACATATTATGTCCCTTGGTGTCACCAACGTTCATCTTGAAGGTGAAAGCACCAGGAATGACGATATCGCCTTCCTTGAATACGTGCTTACCAAAACGATAAATCTGACTCTGAACCATTGACTGGATCTGAGTTAGTTCACGAGACTGGACAGCATATCCTGGCTTGAACAGAATGCGATAGAAATCCTTTTCACCACTATTGAAGTCATCGTAGTAGGGAGTTACATTAAAGTTTGTAGTCAGTGATGAAATTAGATTAGCATTGTTAGCTGTAGATGCCATTTTTATACTTTCCTTTTAAAATGCTATAACTATTTTGTAATCTTCGGCCTGATCGTCGGCTCTTTGTATTGCGGTCATGTTATCTGTATATAGTAGTTTTCCACTACGAGGACGCAATGTTGGGTTAGTAATGTAACTAACGAATCGAGCTGCCGTTGTGTTTGCGCCGATTAGCAAGTCCTTTGTAGGAGTGCCTTCGGTTTGTGATAGCTTGATGGTGTTGTTGGGTGAATCCCAACGAACAACGAATCCCTTGAATGTTGCGGAATCTAGTGATCCACCCTGGAATACCCATTCATCTTCCATATACTCAATAGAACTACCATTTAGTGATAGTGAGGTTAGCTGTGAAGCTGCCATAGAAGATGCGACTGTTGTAGTACCATAGTAGTAAGGATCTTCAATCAAAGCAATCTGTCTATAGTCGTTTTGAGTAGTAAGAACACCACCTTCGGTATCTTTAAGCTGAATGTTAAATGTTAGATATGATCCACCCAATTCCGTAAGGGCGTCTGATCCGTGTCCACCTGGAGGACTAATAACCGCTTTAGCAGTAGCGCCACCACCAGTTGATGACATGATAGTAACATCGGCATGAGTATAGCCAATGCCCAAGTTATCAACGATAATTGTTTGGATGGTGTTTGAGGTTGTATTTAGAACAGCAAAAGCATTAGCATACTGTCCGTCACCTACAATATTTACGACCACATCGTTTGCTGTATAGTTTGCACCAGCATCGGTTAGTCTAATAACATGGATACCGCCGTCACGAGCATTTTCTTGAACGTTCCACTGCTGACTATTATCTGCTGCGATGATAGTCTTAACAGGAATAAATCTTGGCGTCATAAATCTGAGTTTTTCATCAGAGTTAAGGGTATACATATACTTCCAAATATATCCGTCAGCAGTCTGGAAGTGGGTGGTGGTAACTAGAATGTTTGGCATAACCGTTGATGGTGCGCCATTATTATTGTCAAGACACTTGAAAACGTGATACTCGGAGGTCATGACATAGAAATCATTGGTGCTGGTAAATTCAGCTAGTGAGTCCATATGATCATCATAGGTATCATATACAGTTCCTGCCGCCCAGTCAATTCTACGAATAGAATGTCTAATGTTATTGCCGACAATTCTCTTAGCGCCGATCATGTTACGCCAAACGTCATTAGTCGCAACAACAGAGGTGTTAGCCTGCGGAGGAGCGGAGTCATTAGCCCATGCCGAACTCTTACCAAAAGTTAGATAGACATTGGAGGCTAAAGGTTCTGATACAGCTTCTTTGACTTGCTTTGCAGCAAAGATATCAAAATTTTTAGAACGTGACGATGACAAAGAACTATCCTTCTCTAATTATCTATTATTTATAAGGCAAGACATAAGCAATTCCCTCCATTACGGAGTTTGCCACGATTCCGAGACCATAGTGATTAATAGTATTAATGGTATTACTAATAATAGTATTGACACCGTTTGTGCTACTTGGAATATAGACTTGTGAGCCGTAGATTGATTCAGCATTGACGATGCTTGTGTTGCTATCATAGTAAATGTTATATGTGTTGCCGTTATATGTGTCCTTGACCATATAGACGCCATTAGATAGATCACTGGCTCCAGAATAGAACTCAATATAGACGTTATCGGTTGCGCTATATCCTGAGGTATCATGTAGCGTAGTGAACTTGATGTTAGAATAGCTATTTGACTGATACCATACTCTAACATTACTATTGCTTGCTGCGGGCTTATTTGCTGTGATTAGGATTCTATTAGAATCCATCTTGACAGGCTGATATAGACCGTTAGCAGTATTTGCTTGATCACCAGAAGCGAAAGCGATATACACCGTATTGCCATTAGCATATGGATGACCTGGCATGACAATTGTGGAATACTTCTGATGTACCTTGGCTGTTGAACCAGCGAAGATAACATTTGGTGACACGATATTGAATGAGTTAGCGTCGGTAACCTCGGATACGACATAATAGCCGTTATGAGTATTACCAGTGTCACCGCCTAGGAATAGCAAGTAAGCGGTGTTGCCAACAGAGTAACCGTGATTATTTGCTGTTACAACGATCTTCTTATTAATAACGTTAGCAACATTAGCTGAGTCATTAGCAGTTGTCATGTTTGGATGTAGAACGTTAAATGTATTGACGCTCATAACACCAGTGACAGTGTAGAAGGCATTGACTAGCGATGGATCGACAGTCTGGAACTGGATATAGACGTTATCTCTTGTATTGCTACCGCTATGTGGTAGACGGATTGTAACGTCAGGATTATAGACACGAACATTACCAGTATTGCCAGATGGCTTCTCTGTTAGTGAATTGATGACAGAGAAGTGACTTAGATTGGCGCTTGAAACGACATAGTTGGTATTGCCAAGGTTCGACCAGGTATTTGTTCCCTCGAATTTTAGGAATACATAATCGTTGGCATAGAAGCCGTGGTTCTCATATGAGATAACAATACTATTATTCTGAGCAGCATATGTCGTTAGATGGTTTGATGTGTTGACCTCGAATGATCCTCTAACAAACTCAGCATTTGCCATACCATAGACAGAATTGGGAACGGCGACACCGCTGGTGAATCCTTGAACCTGATATAGGGTCTTAGTGTCTACAGAGAACAAATCAGTATTAGAGAATGTGATAGAAACGTTAGTATTGGTGTCGGTCTCAAGATCATATGTCATGAGATACTGACCAAATAGCTTCATACCTGCAGGATGTGCTAGATCCTTAACAGCGTCTCTATATCGATTAATTGTTTCCTCAGCACGGACAACGTATGAGAACTCCTGATAATAGTCTCTATCCTGTAGGAAGTTGGTGCTGGATAGTAGACCGTCGTCATTAATGAAACGACCTGGATATGAGTAAACGCCAGAAACGGTAAAGACCTTAGCATTAGCTGTACCGTCACCCATTGTTGTTAGATCAAGATAAGTATCATCTTCATATCCACCACCGCCTGAAATGACGGTCATGCCTAGAATAGAACCGATATCGGAAACAGACTGTAGAATTTCCTCGTTATGACCGATGATAGCTGTAACAGCAATATTAGCACCTGATCCGCCTGCTGAAACAACGTTGGCGATTGGTAGATGATTCCAGTCATAACCCTGACCACCAATAATATGACCTGGCATTTCTTCGAACTTAATCTCGGTGATCATGCCATTGGCGGCTACGTTTGTTACGTTAGCAATAGCGCCTGATCCTGTGCTACCGAAGGTATCAATAAACTCAATTCTATCACCACCAGTATATCCTAGACCACCATTAATGATCTGCATCTTACCAAGAATACCCATCTTGGAGATAATGGAGTTGGCAGAAATGGTCATTGAGATTGGAGGAACGTAGTTTGTACCACCAGATGTGATGACTAGAGTATATGCGGGTCCACAGTTGGCATAGACGAAATATGACATAGAGTTGACGAAGCCTGCGGAATCATTAGCAGGATCGACAATTAGACTATTAAGATTTGAATAGACTGAGTTACCGATAGCTGTGTTTGCTTCGAGACCGATTGTGGTCCACATAACGTTATAGCTATTTGGATGATAGAAGCCAGAGTCGTCAACGTCAGACACATAACCTGCTGCGCCAGAACCTGAACCGTAGATTAGTAGAGGATTATCTACCTGGAAGCCTGCACCAGAATTAATAATACCTGCGGCCTGAATAGAACCCTTAGAGACTTTTGAAATGACGATCTGAGCACCCGAACCAGTATTAGATACGATAGGAACGGTAGCGCCTTCTGAATAGCCAGAACCAGCGGTGACGATCTGAATTAGAGTGATAACACCAGAGAAGATGTTGGCGTTTAGATAATGAGTAGCACCTTCGCTCTCGAAACGAGTGTAGACTGTCTCTGAGTTTAGAAACTCTCTATTAATTCCCGATAGCTTTAGTTCGTAGACAAGTTCACCCTTTTCGAAATAGGTATCGACCTTTTCTACAATAGCTGTTGCTTTTGATGATGCACCAGTAATAAAGGTATTAGCAAAGTTGACAGCAGCATATGAGTTTGAAACATTGTCTACGGCAACGTTGGTGACCTTAATAGACTTTTCGACGAACCACTTACCATCAGATGTTCTTAGAACGTCATTCTTGGGATAATAGAACTCGGCAGGCTTATTAAATAGAGCCTGAATGAGAAAGCGAATAGACTTCTCAGAACCAGTAGAACGATAGAACTGCTTGGCGTGTTTAAGAATTAGGTTCTTGTCAGCGAGAACGGCGTCAGGAATATACTTGATATAGATATCATACATTTTCTGCAAGAAAGCATGATAGTCACCCACTTCTCGGAGAGCATGTTCCTCACCCTCCTCTTCGTCATGAATAACGTCAGCATAAATCTGATCAACATCAAGATAACGAGTAAGGTTCTTGGCAACGTATAGCTGCTGACCGTCTTGTTCCAGGAATTTATAATAGTATTCCATGAACTTGACAAATCGATCATGCTCTTCCCTAACGAAAGCGGGAAGCTGGCTACTTACAAGAATAGATGTTTTGTTATTTGATGTATAAGCCATTATTTCTCAGCAACCATTTCTAGCTGGACACTCTGGATATTGTTTTCGTCAATTGTTAGGATACGATTTCTTAGTGGTGGAATAACTTCGTCACCAGCTACCACGTTAATGGTTAGAACGTTTGTATCGTAATAATCGTTGGCGACAACCGCAAGAGGCTTAATACTATTTAGAACAACGTCACCAGTGTCATAATTGATGGTTCCTGCCTCTGGATTAACAATGATCTTATTACCTTGATCGTCATAGTAGTAGGTTCTTAGTGTTCCGTTTCTAGCCTGTAGAACAGCACGAGCAGAAGCCTCGGTGCCATTACCATTGATATTGACTAGCGCACGAGAGTAATTAATACCCTTGTTAGTTACCTCAATAGAGACGATACGACCATTCACAACGGTGGCAGCAGCTGTAGCGCCAGTACCATCGCCTGTGATTGATACGTTTGCTGTGATATAATTCATACCTGCGTTCTCAATTTCAATAGCATCAACGCCAGTGAATGACTCAGGAACTTCTTCATAGAATACGTTACGCTGAGTATTGCTATTATCATAGACGGTGATCTGTGGATATGAATATAGCTTATTGGTGAATGTGCCCTTTTCAATTGGGGTCTTGAAATTGAAATAATACTTTTTGCTCTGAGTTATGTCAATTTTTTGACGGCTCTGGAGATATACGGTAACGTCAGAACCTAGGAATGAACCGTCGGCACCTTCGATTGCTGCCTGTAGCTTTGACTTCTTGAATACTGATCTATAGGTATTCAATTCAGCATCAGAATATGCATAAGTGGTCTGACGAACAATCTCAATCAACTCATTAGAGGTCTTAGTTGTGAAACCTGGATTGAAATATACCTTACCACGAACAGTGACAAAGATATAGTCAGGATCCACGATGACTGGGGTTACAGTCATGACGTTTCTAGTCTTGATTAGATTCTGTTTGATGTTCTCTTTTTCAAGATTTGATAGAGCATAGTAGCCCTTAGTCTTGAGAGAAATATAAACCTTACCATATACTGGTGGATCGTTTTCTTCACCACCCCAGATAGAAGCAGCTTCGATGTTTGGATAATCTTTAGTGATTAGCGCCTCATAGTCACGAGTGGTTACGCAGCGATTCTGAGCGGTATAATACTGTGGGGCTCTTAGTTTAATTCTATCGATATCTTCCTTATCAGAGCCCATGCGAGAGGATTCGACTGTGGCTACACGAACGTTACCAGAATAATATCCTGCAACTGGCTGGATAAAGTTAAACTTGGAAACGTCGTTACCAGCTGAGCCCTGTGTATCGATATAGGTTGTGATAATGATATTGCCGTCCTTAGGACGATAGCCAAGAATACCATCACCGAATTGTAGGGTGTAGTTTAGATTTTCATTCTCTTCCAGGAAGTAAATGCGACTATTAGCAGTAGCCTCGGTGATATCCTGTGATAGCTGATATTCTTCGGTGTATGTATTAGCTGGAGATTCCTGTACAGTAACCGATAGAGTAGCGGTATCAATATTGGCTGATGGAATCTCAAATCTGGCAGTCTGGTTATTTGATGACATAACGAACTGCTGGGTAATTACCTCGCCCTGGGTAATTACCACGTTCTGAAAATAGAACGATCCATCAGCCTTATGAGCCGTATTGGCGTTAACAGTCACGAATGGATATGACTTTCCCTCAATATCAGCTCCAAGTAGACGGGTATATCTATCCAGGACGATATAGTTGACGGTCTGATTTTCGGTGGTTGTTGGGGTTACTCGAATACTAACCTTAGCGTCTGCAGCGTGAGGAGAAGCTGGAATATAGTTGATCAACTTGGCTTGCGATAGAATATTCTGACGAACCTGTGCGGTATCAAGAAAGGCCTCGTTGGCAGCCATGTTTAGATAGAAAGAATTATAGTAGGTGTTATATGCCAGAACGTCTAATAGAACAGACAGACCAGAACCTTCAAAGTTATAGTCTGTGAACTCTGATTGGCTATTGAGATAGGTCTTTAGATTGTTTCTAATAGAATTAAAATCTAGGTCCGCTACTCTTAGGGATGTATTTGCTGACATTATCGGTTGCTCTTTCTTCTTAGCCAAGCCTGACGCATTTTCTCTTTAGTTTCCTCAGATCGTTTTTTACCGGTATTCTTAGCTGCTATCTTTGCTACTTGCTCTTGTGGTAATGTTCTACCACTGATAGTCTGACTTTGTTTCTTTTTGGATTCTTCTGATCTTTTATATCCTTTGAGAGAATTACTGATCTTCTCTCTTTCTTCTAAGGACTTTGACTTACCTTCTCTATGCTTATTGCCAATGTTAGCTTTTATTCTTGCTTCCTGAATAGCGTCTTGATTACTTATGACACCAGCCAAATTCTTATAAGCAACTTCATCCTGCCATCTACCATGTTCTTCATAGAGCATTTTATGTAGAAAGGCATGCATGGCTATATTCACTTTTATGATATTAGATTTATCATCCGTGCCACCAGCATGTCTTGGTATTAAATGATGTTTGTGCATTATCATCTGATACGTTCCAGGAATAGATTAAAAGTCGCTGGTGATTCGGTGTTCAACTCAACATACTGGATAGTAACATTGAATCCGTGATTATCAATATCAGCGACAACTTTAACTTGCTGTAAACGAACTCTAGGTTCGAAATTATTTATGAGTTTAATAATGGCGTCTTCCAGGAATGTAGCGGTCATTAGATCGACATTATCGAATAGTAATGCTCTAACATCGGAGCCAATCTCGGACTTAAATAGTCTCTCATAGTAGTTAGTAAAGATTAGATTGCGAACGGATCTTTTGATAGCGTCCACACCCTTTTTCTTATTAATATCCCCAGTGATTGGATTGATTTGAAAATCCAAGTCAAGATCGGAATAGTCTGGTGTTCTACTAACGTTTAGCTGTGCCATTTCTGGTCCTTATAGTTATATACTATTTATGCCCAATTTTTAGCTTCACTATTGCCAGCAGGTCTATCAGGCGCATGAACACCACGAGATTGTCCTGTAGTTGAGTCCCCAAAATCAAAGTTCATTTGTAGTCCTAGAGCGGACATTACCTGACCTATACCAGAATTGAGATTAAGAGCAGATGTGCCGTCAACGTTTACTGCACTAGATCCCATGATATTAGTAGTCTGGCCAGATACGTGTGTGGTTGAACCTGACAATGATGCATCGCCAGTAGCACGTAGATCCATCTTTGACTGGGCTTTAACTTGAACGTTTCCTGAAGCAGCTTCAGCGGTAAAGTCTCCACTTTCTGACTTCATTTCCATATTATTCTTGGCTTGCATCTGGATAGCGTCGTTGGTTGATTGAACCTTGACAGCACCCTTTGCTTTTGTCTTATGATCGCCGTCTTTTGTCTCGGAATGAAAGTCACCCTTTTCAATATTGGAATTGATATTACCTTCATTGACCGCCATATTAATTCCAGATGCACCGCCGATATGAACCTGATCAGAGTGAGAAGCAATAGTGGTCGAGCCTTTAGCAACATAGGCAATAGCGCCACGAGCAATCTTGGAAGATGAACCCATTAGCTTTTTATTCTCGTTTCGTGCCTGCGTATCAATATTGCCGAGGATTTGTCTATTGTGGTTCTTGGCTGATAGATTGAAATTGCCCAGAACAGTTAGATTATAATCCTGATGGCATGTGACGTTATAATCACCATATACTCTTAATGAGCAATCGCCCTTAACAGTGATATCTTGTGCGCCCGAGATTGTCACTCTATTCTCACCAAACGTGACTTCATACTTGCCATTATGTGCTGTGATATGTAATGAGCCATCGGGAGACATTTGAACAGCTGTACCGCCACGATGCTGTAGCGTGACGGTCTCGTTTCCCTTGGAATCATCTAGCTGTAGCGTATGTCCTGATCTGGTCTTCCATGAGAAATAATCAGGATAGGTACCAGAAGATTTTGCCTTACGTGCGTCGGACTTATGCTTCTCCGACCACTTTGTTTGAGACTTATTCTTTGGTGTATTATCACTAGTATCTGCCATCTTTATTCCTTATGGTCCGAATGATAGACTTGTTTCAAGCTGATCTGTTGATGGAGCAACATCGCCCAGACTTTCTAGCATATTTGGTTTTAATTTACTTGGATCGACTGGGTTGCCACCTTTAACAGTAGCGTCCACGATCTGTGACATTTCCTGAACGTCACTAGAGGTATTTAATTTCTCGTGCATCTTTTTAGCGTCATTCTCTTGCTCTCTAGTCATACGCTTCCAGAGGTCTTTCATTGTGCCAGCTGCTTCGCCAAACATGTTCTGATTCATGCCTTGCGCTAGACCCTGAATTTGTCCCAAGAGTCCTTGAACTTGTCCAATTACTTGCTGTGGATTCGTACCCGATGCACCGCCACCCGAGCCTGTTCCGCCTGTTCCTTGTCCTGTTGAACCAGCGCCAGATGTATTAAAGCCAGAAGAAGCACCAGTAGCATTGACGGAATAGGTATAGTCGTCGCCAGAGAAATAACCGAGTGCTGGGCTTGATGTATTAGAGGTCATCTGATCAGCGAACTTTATTTCGGAATTGGCATCTTCATCACCATATGTGACGATAACATTTCCATCAACGTCAATAGTCTGTAGAGCGGTTCCCCATGCTGTCTGGATCTGATTTACAACGTTCTGTAGCTTGTCTGTGCCACGAATAGATGAATCCCACTGGAGTCTATTCATGACATACATTAGATCATCAAGAGAGGTCACCTGACTTAATAGCTGTTGAGCATTACCGAGATATGTATCCTCGTGGACTAGATCGCCCGTCATATAAGCAACGCCACCTGTCGCTTGATATCCCTGTAATAATACAGATAGAGAATTAACTGCGGATCGCATTTGTGGAGTAAGACCCTGCATAATTTCATACATTGGGGTTCCGACAGGAGCGGCAGCAGCTGTGACGATATTAGATCCCAGTCCTCCGCCATAACCATCACCACCAGCGCCAGTATTAGCACCTGGAGGAGTATAATCATTTCCTAAAGAACCAGCACCGAATCCACCCATGCCTCCGCCAGCACCTTTATTGCCAGCAAGTCCTTGGATCATTTGTCCGAGAGACATGATCTGACCCATCATCTGCTGCATTGCTTGCTGTGATACCATCTGATCATTAGTAGCAAGAGCAGTCGGCACGTTCTTAATCTCTGGCAATCTAAAGCCAGCCATATCAAATAAAGCACCGTGAATAGGAAGTCCGTCTAATAAATCAAGTGAATGTTGCTGACCCTTTTCTTCTATCTTTCTAATCTTGACCCCGTTTTCTTCCACTTCTTTAATATCAGGAGCAATATTGATATCACGGGTTGTCTTTGATAGTTCAGCTACTTTTTGAGTTGAACCTAGCTTGCCAGAGCCGCTTTCATTAGTGCCGCCCTTCTTAACAGTATTCGTCTGACCTAGAATAATACCACCAGGCTCACCAAGTCTTTTGAGCATGACAACTGGCGTACCAGGATCCATAGCGCCAGGGAAAGCCTGCTGCATGAATCCAGTTGGGGAATTAAACATAGGGGATAATGAAAGATCATTAGTATCTACACTTTCACCATGATCGATAGGTGAGAAACAAGCCTGATTACCAGAATGATCTTCCGCTTTTTGATCTGATACTACACAGACCTGAAACTTGGAATCTGGTCCTGGAAAATTACCTGCCATTATTTTGCTCTCCCAAATGTATTAGCGATGCAGTCGAGATTGGTTACTGCATAGCCACCATATTGAATATTGTGCGTCATATGTGCGATTAGATATTGCCCCGATCCGTATAGTTCCTCAGCTTGATTAAAGCGGTTGAACCAGTGAAAATTAATCATATCGCCAGCGTGTAGCCAAGGTGACCATGGCACGGTAATTCTTAGCGCAATCTTGTCTCTATCTAGTAGACCCATTCTAGCCTGACGAAGCTGCAAATGCTTTTCAACATTAGTCTCACATGTCTTTTGCTGACCAGCCGTTCCTAGATTTGTGATAGAGAAGGCACGATTGGCCATGTCTAATACGCCGCTAACTGCTGACGCTAGATCGGCTACACCAGAGCCAAAATTCATAGTAGCAACGCCATTAATTGTCTTACCGTTTTCATCTACGCCATTGAGTAGATCAGACAATAAATCAAAGTCACATGGGAATGAGAAAGTCACAGCAACCTGACTAGCCCCATATGGACTATCTTTTAGTTTCTGGGAGAAAGCGGTGCCACCTGTGACCGCGGTATCAGCAGCGTAAATATCATATGGCGACGCCTTAAACATTTTCTTGAGAGGCTTAAAGTGATGGACATTATCGCCAGTTATCTGATTAATTGTCATATAGTGCAAGAATGAAGGATCATCCCCATCCATTGCTACATTAGCCTGCTGCTGAATAACCTGTAGAGGATGGATCATTTCGGCGACATAAGGACGAGCGGGACCAGACTCCATAATCTCGGACATATCATCAACGCCGATCTTTGACAATGCTTCTTTGACAACCTTAGTAGGCGTGTCACATTTCCATGAGCCTTCCATCAGCTTCTTAGCGTCTTTTAAAATGGATTCGTCAATAGAGTGAACTGTTAGATCCTCTACCTGACCAGTATTAAGATTAGAGAAGTGGCGGTTATCTATTCTATAGATTTTCTGTCTAATTCTCATTTCACGAGCCTTGGTAGGATCCTTGTCGTGAATAAAGAGTTTCATTTCCTGACCACGAATACTATTCCAGTCCTTATTCTTCATAATATTAAAGAACTGGGCTTCCTGTGTCTGTGGAGTATAGATTGCGGACTGGAGAGTGACAGCAACGTGCGCTGATGGATTCAATAGACTTTCGCCGACGATTACCTCTTTAACGGTAACATCGGGGTAAATAATACCACCAAGAGAGATTTCAGCAGAGACCTGTAGAGTAGGATCATTACTCTGGGGCTTATTATCAATTGCCTGTTTGACTTGCTGTTGATTATTAAAATCAGTAAATGACATACTTTAGAACCTTCTGATAAAATCAGGAACGCCAGCTGCTTGTGTATTAAACTCTCTCATGATCTGACCGTAATACGCTGCCTTGATGACTTTGATTGATCTTCTCTGCTCATTCAGATTATACTCATAATCATAGTTGGATACAGCGTTTCCATAGGTATTAAGATATACTGTCTTGCCATTAACCTCGTGCGTTTCATATGAGAAATACTCTGGCAATGATGTATCGTCATATGAGGCGTGGTTAGATAGATCGACGGTGAAAAAGACATTATCACAGGTGACATGGTTGGTGTCCGCTGTGACGATCAAATTCTCGGTATATGGGGTGTAATATGTATAGGGAACATCTAGCTTATTATCAG